CGGCATGTCGCTGAGCTATCGCATCGCCGTGACTGTCCACGTCTTCGACGCGAAGCAGTAGTTTTCCGTAACCCAGCTATGCCAACTGCAATGGCAGGACACCGCATCGTTCGTTCCGTCTGCTTATGGCGCTTCGAATACCATCACGGTCAAAGACGGTCTGATTTTCGTGGACCTGTCTTCGTTCCGGAGCACTGTGAAAGTCGGCGATTACCATGTCTGGCTGTTCAAAACAGGCGCGAAGCCCTCCAAAACGGTCGGTCTTGGGTGCGTCGCGAACGTGGCTGGCGCCGCGTATGGCAAACAGGCGAGGTGGAACACTGACGGGTCGGTGACGCTTATCGGAGGCGTGAATTCGTCCGATATCGTCCAATGCTTCTCGAAGATCATTCCTGTGCCCGATGGTGTGGAATTCCGTAACCCAGATGGATGACTGGGTCGTAGTCGCGCGCCCTAGAGGCTATGACGCCTACTGCGCCACGTCCATGATCTTCAAGCCGAACACGAACACGTCAATAGACATCAAGCTGCCGATCGAAGCGGCAAGCTGGAATTCATACTCCGTCGAATTGCAGTTGATGAACGACAATAAGAACAAAGTGCCGTCGTTCAACAACATTTCGATGATCACGAACAGTCATTCGGCAAAAGGATTTCAACTTGTCGCATGGAACGCCAGCGGCATGTCGCTGAGCTATCGCATCGCCGTGACTGTCCACGTCTTCGACGCGAAGCAGTAGTTTTCCGTAACCCCGATTCGTTTCACGAAATTGACCTCCGACCCGGAATTCACAGTCAGTGGATGCGTCGTCAATGGTTTGGCGACCGTCTACTGCCGGTGGGTCAACAAAGGGACTTTCAGCAATAAGGCGTGGACTGGAGTGGCTTTGGCACGCATGGACGTGCGGTCCGCCAGTGAAGGCTTCAACATGTTCGTAGACAATTCCTATGAAGATCGGATGCAGAATCGTTTTCTGTACGTCGTGGGAAACACGGTTTCCTTCCGCACATCGTATGATGCGACCATTCCAGCAAACACATGGCATGCCGGCAGCGTATCGTTTCCAGTTGCGACGGTTTAGGCAACGATATAGGTCATCGTCGTGGCGAAAAAGTCACCGTTCTGGCTACTGCCGCGATTGGCGTAGGTGAACGTTCCGTCCGTTTTCAGCAGGAACTCTCGTTGGCTGCCTCCATCACGACCGCTCCACGTGCCATGCACTTCTGCCGCAGGACGCCAGCCTTCCGGGATTTTGCCGAAACTACCGGTGCCCCATGATTCCGTGTTCGCGCTCTTCCAAGCCACGTTGATTTGAGCGACACAGCCGGTCTTAACGCCAGTCACCGTGCCATACTGGCAGGTGATAAGCGTCTGGGTTACGGAATCCCACAGAGCAGACCGTTTATTGAACAACCGCACTGGCGTTCCGGCTGTGATGCCGGTCAGCGGGATGCGCCAGAGGGACATGTACGCGTCCGCGGCCCCGTTAAGAATTTTCGCGGATGGTATCGTCGGATCAACGGCCGCGCCATCGCTAGGAACGCCCTTGAACGCCACCAGTTCCACTTTTTCCACACCAGTTGACGTCTCGCGGTGATAATGCGCGCATATGACGTCATTGCGGTTCTTGCCGCTCGACCCGGACTGTATCGTGACGGTCTCAGGATTGGTGATATGCCAATCCAATCCCTGAATCGACGCGCACCCGGTGCCGATGACGGCCTTGTTCGCCGACTGCATGGTGCACGACATGGCGTCGCCCCATTCGAACACCATGTCGGACGCGCCGAACTTGGCCTGGTGAATAATCGCCTTGTCCTCGCTGCTGATATGTGCGGTCCCGGCCTTGCCGTCCACAAGTTCGATTGTCATGACTGTTCCTCCCTGTCGGCGTCCTTCACCCATTTCTCGAACTCCGCGTCCGCTGTGGCAGCGAAGGACTGGAACGCCTTGTAGCAGTCCCCGCAAAGCGTGTATGTGCTTGGCGGTTGGGTCGATGCCGCCGATGTGGACGTCAGATGGTTGACGTCGTACCAAGATTGCGCGTCGGCGTTCCCGGATTGCAGAAACGCCGTTCTGCCGCACCTGTCGCATGTCAGTTTCGAATAACCGGTCTGCCTTCCCATACGGAAAGCCTCCTTCTAACTTGTTCTCTGATACGTGAATGGGCCGGTCGACGGCAGTTCCACCCATGTTCCGCCGAAAGTCGCGGCAAGGTCGATGGCCGTTCCGGACATGTAGACGCTTCCGACCGGCCAGGCGATAAGGAATATCTCCGCGTCGGTCATGCTCGCACCGTTGCCGGGAGGCCCCTTCGGCCCCGGTGGACCGGGATCTCCCTTCTCGCCTTTGTCCCCTTTGCTACCGGTCAGCGTCGTGTTGCTCACGCATTTGATCGCGACGTCTGCCCCGTCGACCTCAGAGACCGTGAAATACGTCAGGGTCGTTCCGCCTCCGGTCAGTGCGAAGAATCTCTCACCGACCGTCGGTATCCTGTTGAGGCATAAAATGTCCGTTGAGAACACTGATGTTGCGTCCACATTCCATGAGCCGGAATAGGTTCGTCCGGCGGTCAGGGCTGGCAGTCCCGTCTCTCCACGCAGTCCCCGCTCGCCTGTCTCGCCACGTGGAATGCTTAGATCGAGGGTCTTGTCGCTGCCGGAGCCGGTCAATGTGGCAGACGCTGACGCGCCTGGCTCCAGTGTCGTCACGGATCCGATGGAAATGCCGGAAAGGTACGAGCCCTTGACTTGGTACTTGGAGTCCGACTGCGTTCGGAACGATTCAAGGTCGTCACTGGAGACTTCCGCACTGATGATGTTTCCGACGATGCCAATGCCCTTACCGGCGGTGTACGTTCCGCCACCAGTTACCGAACCTGACGAAGATCCCGATGACTGGTTTCCGGATGATTCGGTGTCGTCAGGCTGCCCCGCTTCGTATGTGATGTCCAGAATGCCGCCGCTGATCTTCGCTATGCGTTTAGTGACTTTCGCGGTCATGTTCAGACCGGTGTTCCGGTCGGACACGACCACGCCGTCGCCGAGCATGAGCGATTGCGCCTGGTCGGGCAAGGTCACGTCGACCTTGCCTCCCGATTGAAGCTCCTGCAGGCGCTTGCGCGTATTGTCGGACAGCGTCTGCATCTCGGCGCATGAATAATCGTAGACTTCCGCCATTTCGTCGACGCCGAACAATGTCTGTTTCTGGGAGACTTTTCCGTCCTTGTCCGCGTACCATTCGCTCACGAGCCGGTTTGCGAGCTCCTGCTGGCCCAATCCGATCAGATGGTTCACGGTCCGGTGGCTTGTCTCCGCGGTGAAATCCACCAGATCGGAATCCAGAGCCCCGTCGATGGTGCGCATCGGATGGCCAGACATGACGATGCGGTTGTCCTTGGCGGTGAAGTCCAGCCGCATGCCGCAGGATTCCAGCATCGCACTGATTCCGGTGTAGGCGTCGACGTAACGCGGATTCTGGAATTTGTATCCGGACAATGCCGGATTCTTCGTTCCGGCGCGCACCGTGAACACTTTTTCCAATCCGATTCGTTTGACCAGCGAGGAGAGAACGTCGGACAGACTGCCGGAAACGGTGAGATAATCCTGTTTCGGATCGGGTGAAAGTATTTTTCCGGCCAGCATTCCCGTCCAGCTTGTTCCGAGCCATGAGACGTCCGAGGCAGTTCCCGACACGATGCTTCTTCTGTCGGTGATGCGCCCACCGATGTCGG